CAAAAATATCAATCCGCAGCCGTGAACTTTTGATTGTTTTTTCTCGACACGAACAGATTTATTGATTTCGACACGAAGCCGTTGCCGGTATTTGTCGGCTATGCGTTTCGCCTTTTCGTAATTTTTACGGCCACCCTTCATTATGCCTCCTCTGTCCAAGTGCCGTACTTCGATATTGTCGCCCAGTCCCCGTTTGAGTCGGCTACCAACATTAAACATTCACCGATAGCGTTCGCTGTTTTATACTTGTTGGCGGTCTGGCCGCTGTCATCCCTGATTGTTGCAGAACCAGGGTCAACTCGTAATTCCTGCGCTGCCTGTACGGCAAAGGCAAACTTCGTCCCCGCCGGTGCTGAAGCTGGCAGGGTAAGCGTAATTGCTCCGCTTGCCCCCAAATTGGAATGCGCTGTTCCGGTTTCCGCTACTGTAAGCGTGTCGTTGGCGGTATGTTCTTCGATTTCCGACCATTCTTCACAATCCCTCGATACGTTAAACCAGTCGAGCGATTTCCATACGCCATCGTCTTTTGTAACCCAGAACATCCATCCATCCTTCAATCGGGGGACAACTTCGTCAAGGTTGTAATCGCCGTGTATATTCGGATAAACATCAACCTCTTCTCCGGCCGCGTCACGGTCAAGGTAGCAAACAATTTTTGTGTCCGATGGTGCATCGGTTTTACAAAACGCCTTACGGTACCCCTCATACCTGACAGCTTTGGTTATTTGTATGCTCTCTGGGGACTGCAACTGTTCATTTTTGGCCGCAATCCTGATTTGGTGTATTTTGTCATCCGTGACACTCAAGGGTCAGACCTCCTGATAGCTTATTTGCAGTCCTGTAATCGCAGCAGGTCCTTGCGAATCCGCAAAGTCGGCTGCGTAGTTCGTGTTTTGAGATTCGCCTGCTGCGGTCCTGTAGCTGCGAACACAAAAACGATACATCTGTCCGTGGCTCAAAGCACCTGAGGTCCAGCTGAATTCACCGTTGCGCCCCAGCATATAAGGAATCGTATCGTCCGGGCTCTCAAAGTCAAATCCCGACCCAGAGTCCATATAGATTTTGAAACCTGTCGGCTCGATCTCTTCGCCGGTCGGAGTGTATCGCCATCGTATCTTGAATTTTGCCCCCGCCAGTTTTTCTATCGTCAAATCGTCCGGCGGATTCGGTGTACTGCCCACCATGTCCCCGTTCTCGTCAATTGCTATTATAAGGGCAGGCGAATCCTCGCTCTCTAATCCACAAGGACGGACCTGCCTGCGGATATAGTGCCATATCGTATTTGGCGGAAGGTCCTGGTCGTTTACCTGTACCTGCGAATCGTCAATGCCCATCACGGCCTGAACATTGTCATAATCCATATTACCGTCCTGTCCCCGATAAACTCTGTGGTAAATTCCCAGCTCCTGACCATCACCACCATTATAAACCCAATCCATTTCATCATCGGTCAACTGGCGATTGTATAATGCAATTTCATCAAAATCACCCTCCCAACCATTGCCAAATAAATTATTAAGCCACAATATTAAGTCTGAGCCAGAAGCAACATTGATTGTCCCTACTGCCGTTCCGGTCTTAACAAAATTTTTATATGATAAATTATCAAGACCAACAGTGCCGGTTTTCAAGGTCGCTGTTTGGGCAGAATTATCATAATTGATTGCAACAAAATACGTTGTCCCTGCGTTATGAACTCCACTGTCACCAGCCCAATAATTTCTCTTATCCGCATCGCCACTGCCATCAACTGAAATATAAAAGAATGGACGAATTGTAGGACCAGAACCTAAAACCGACCCAAGATGATAACTTCGTCCACCAACTCCAACTTCATTCGAAGTACCTTTAGCTAAAATATCTTTGTTTTCCGTGGCGGGTACTTTTTGCCGTGCCCAATAACAAAAACACAAATCACCGGTTATGCTCAAAGCGTCATAGTGCGGAACTGAGCTAAAGACAAGCCCACCTTCCTCGTCACCTTCAACGAGAAATTGTCTTTCAAGGTTTGCGTGTGCAGCGGCTATGGAAAATGTGTTTGTATCTACTTCGCCTTCGTCGCCGTATGCCGTACCGTGAGTACCAACTTCATTGATAATAACACTATTGGCAGTATTATCATTGAGCTTTAGGTATAAAACCAAATTGTCGAATCCAGGCGGAACCGCTGCCATTATCCGACTCCCATTGAAACAGGACTGTAATCTTTGTCGAACTTCGCACTATCAACAACCGATTTCACTCCATTCTTATCAACCAGCCATTGGCCATTCGACAGGACAAAATCTTTTACTTCATCTGTGTCTGTCATAAAAACACCGGACTTCTGGTCGAGCCTAACCCCACCAGGATAAGGTTTTTTACTTTCCTGAAAACGGTTAGCGTCCACCGTATCGCCTAACTTATCTTTATATTCAGCCATGATTTGTTGTCGTTCTTCGCCGAATCTTATTCATCGAATAGATAACCGAACACATCGATGGTAGCGGTGACATCGGCCGTCGCTCCGGTAACCGGTTTAATGCCGAACTCATCGCCGGCGTCGAAGATGGTGTACTTTGCGTTATTACCCTCAATGACCATGTAATCGGTCGTTGCCGTCATGCTCGACAGATCAACCGCATTCTTCCAGGTATCGGCGTTTGCACCATCACCTAAATCAAAGTCCGTTCCGCCGGCCAGGCTTCCCGATGGATTCCTCGGAACGCAGTGGGTGATAATACATTTTTGGCCTTCTGGAACCTTAAAGAGGATGGTTTTGCCATCGCCGTTTTGTAATTCTACGCCGGTTTTAGTGGTCAAGCGACTTAATACATTCTGGTCCAAATCCATTTTTCACTCCTTATGAAATTACTACCTCGTTATCTTTACACACGACTTCATTGTTTTTACACACAACATTGTCCGGTGTGAGATTTGTAAAAAGCTGCAGGAACGACTGCCCTCGCAGGTCCCGCACATCGGTAATATCGCCGTCGCTGTCAACGTCAATCTCTGCAAGTTTCATATGGTCCGCTACGGGCCAGCCGTTGCCGTCGATATCGCTGCCGATAGTGTTATCCCCATTGAGCCAGACACAAGTCGTATCGTTATCGGTCGGGTTGACATTGCTGCCTGGCGTATAGGTTTTGACCTCGCCCTTATAAAGGTACTTACCGCCCCGAACGTTAAATGTCGATGTTGTCGGGCAGTACACCCCCAGCGCCCCTGCCCAGGCCAGGGCGTTGACTATTCCCCAGAGAAACTTTACGTATTCGGTTATGAAGTTGTCGTTATTGTCCGTGATTAATTCGATGCCGAAGTTCTTAATATCGGTGAGCATATCGGCCTCAGGCGGATAGCCGCCCTCCATATTTGTTCCTGCCGTGTAACCTGACCGTGTCATTTTATTGCTTCCTTAATTCAATAATTTTGTTTTGTAATTCCATCCATTCGCCGAACAACAATTCTTTTTGCTCGTCACCTGCAGTCTTCATTTTTTTACGCAGCTCGCGTGCCTGCTCTCTCAAGGCATCTATCGCCTTTTTCTTGTCAACCGGCAGTTCCACCGGCCGCTTTTGTTTTACCGGTTTTTGTTTTTGCTCTCGTCTCTCTCGTCTCTCTTTGATGTCCAGCAGGGCCAACTGATTCGCCTCGAACTCGTCAAAGCCGGCCTCGAGTTGTCGTATTGCAGCTCGCTCCTCGTATTCGTAATCATCAGCTATTGCTCCCATCTTTTTTCCGAGGTACCATGCACAAATCGCTTATCACTATTTTCAAATCCAGTTTTTTCGCCAGCACCACAAGCTGTGCCATAGTTATCTCGACGTCCTTGCCGTCCGGCCAGTCTAAAGGCAGCGTAAAGCCCAGCCCGAGGTGACGGTATGCCCCATCGGCAAAGCCTTTAGCATTCATTGCCTCGGAAATCTGCCTGTCCAATTCCATCCTTTTGGCCGGCATTATCTCAATCGAAACTATCTCGTTTTCATCGCTCATTTTAACTAACCCCACACGTAGCAACTCCGCAGCATACCCTCGTTTCGAAGAGTAGACCCTGCCCTTTGGAGCCCGCTATTTTTTTTCGTTTATATGTCTCGCCGAGGATCCGTTTTGCATCGATTGCCTTCCCCTCGAGGTAATCTCTCCAGATGTCATCCTCTTTCGTAAGCCAGTATCCGTCCGTCAGTGTCGCCACGATATGCGAGCCGTTTTTGCGAAGGTATTTTACAAGGGCTCTTACATGTCGTCTTTGCGATTCGCGGCTGCCGGCGAGCCTGAGCTTCTCGGCCAATTTCGCTGCCACTATCGGCTCGGCGGCCGCTTCCAGCAGGCTCAGACACCTGGCCGCCTCTAACGTTGTTATATTTGCCTTACTCATATTTACTCGATGTAATCTACCGCCCCGGGAAAAGATGGCTCGACGAAGAATGCATCCTTGATTTTCCGTCGAGCCCCGACTTTAGCCAGTTGCTTCTCCGTAAGCCTGGCAAGCGATTCCTTATCGACCGTCTCTTTAGTCCTGATATAGGCCTTGGCCTTTGCTTTTGAGAATACCTTTTTGATTAGCTCCAGCGTGGTCTTTTTTATGCTGATTGATGTGCTCTTTCGCCAGCCTAATGTCCCGAAATACAGTGTTTTGCTTTTTTGCTTGCCGAATTTGTCCTTGTTGGTTTCGGCGAATACCTCGAGACTGCGTGCGTACAGTTTGATTTTTTCCTGCAGCGTTTTTGTCTTTTCAGCCAGGTCCGCCTTTGCCTCGTCGATTTTATCTTTTGCGGTGTGTTCGGCCTGGTTGATTTCAAGCTGCAGGTCGCCTATTTTGCGGATGTGTTCATCGGCATTTTCCCAGTCGGTGATTCGAACGATCGTGGGCTTATCCGGTTTTATTCTTTTGGACATTACTGACCTCCATGTCACTCTGGATTTGCTTTAGGTTTGAATAATTCTTGCCCGTCTGCCGGGAAAACATCGACTTTAACGCCTCGATTACATTATATGCCGTCCTGGGTGATAGCTTGCTGAGATTGTCGGCCGCTCCGTTCGTGGCCTTCTTTAGTATCCCGCATAATTGCTCATCGTTCCATCCCAGATCGCCGGCCAGCTTTTTTATCGCCGACTGCTGAGCGAAGCTTGCGACATCGCCGTTAATCTCAGCCGCCTTGCGGCGGAAGTGGTCGGCCGCTTTGTCCGGGCACCGCCAGCCGTGCGCCTCGCAGATTGCCAGGATATCGGTTGATTGCGAATTGTTTAATTGCTTACAGCTCGTAACGCGGCTGCCGTCCGGCCGTTTATACTGGCTGAGCAGGAGCCGGTACCTGGTCTCAGCCTTTTTCCTGCGGATTCCGGCCGCCTTAACAGCCGTTTGAACCAGTTTTATTTGATTATTATTGAGCATTTAAAGGCCTCTAAAAAGGCTTATCTTGTTTGAAGTTCCAAAATCTCTCGACCAGTTCTGCGATTGAGCAGTTAAAATATTTGCACAGCAATACAAGATCATCTATACTCAGCAGCGATAGGTGTATTTTCACGCCTCTCAAAATCTCGCACACCGGACTGCCGAGCAGCCATTTGACCCTGTTTTTTTCTTTGTCTGTCATTTCCTATCCTGCCTTTGCCGCTTTTTGTTCTGCCTCTTCGAGCGGCTCTTTAATCTCGACCGGCAGCCACACCTTGACCGGCAGCCGCATCTGGTCGATGGCGTCCAGAATCAGCTGAGCATCGATGCGCTCGGTTTCTTTTGCTATTGTAGCCGTATGCAGTGCCATAATAATCAGCTCGCACGTACGGACCCTTCCGGTCCTGGCCGACCGGCATATTCTCTGCAGCAGTTTTACTGCATCGTTTGTCAGTCGAATCCCGCCGTACTGATAGAGCTTTCGGATATCTTCTATGGTATAAAGCCCACCATCTTTTTCCGCAGCCGCTGCATCGAGGTTAAGTATATAACTCAGTCGCGATGTGAACTGGTCGAGCGACTCGCACCCCCGCCGGGACTTTGGCTGCATTATGGTATTTAAGAGGTCCGCGTTACCTGAAAGTATCAGCGGGCATCTGCATTTGACCGCTATAATCTGCCGTAGCTGGTTCAATTCTTTGACATTGAGCGAAGAGCATTCATCGAGTATTATTATTACGTGCCTGTTCTGCAGGTTCTCGATGAGCCGTTCGGTGACCTTGGCGAGCATCCCCGATGAATCGACTCCGAGCTTCTTTGCAATCTCGGCGAATATTGTCGTCGAGCGCATCGTATCGTCGAGCTCGGCGTATATGGTATTTCGATTGGCCTTTGCGTACTGCTGCAGGCATATACTCTTGCCGTGCCCGGCATCTCCGATAATGATTCCTATTCGGCCTTCGCTGCTGGAAAAATCCTCCGTCTTCTTTATAAGTGCGTATATACTCTGTGCAATGGTTGTTCTCACGAACGGTGGCCCCTGCACCTGCCTCTCTTTTCGCTGCACCGAATCCATCCACTGCACGGATTTATTTACCATTTCATCGAGGTTGCCTTTATACTTTTTCGCAAGGAACTGGCTCAGTCGCGTATTCCCGATATTCAGTAGTCTCGCCACCCGCGTCTGCGTGTATCCCCTCTCTGCCATAAAGCCGGAAAGTTTATCGGCTACTATGTCGGCCTCTTTTTTTGTCATGTCCCTTGGCATCCTTTCCTGTATTACGCGGGCATCCTGCTCGAGCCATTTCTGGAGCCCTTTTTTATTCATCGAAGATTTTTCTCCTTGTCTTTTTGTTTGGGTTCATCGCTGTAAAGTCCAAATCCAGTACAGTCCTTGTCGACTCGGCTCCGGCCGCCTTCTTGACGGCGCGTACGATGTCGGCCCTCTTATGCTCGGCCACCTGCGAGTCGAACGGAGTTCTTACCGGCCGGATGGTTTTTGTTTTTTGTTTTTCGTGTGTTTTTTGGCCGGCGGCCATTGCCTTCATCGAAAGCGTCGTTATGTCCATATTCGCGGTAAGCTGCGAATCTTTATATGCCTTGGCGACTTTCAGTGCGGTCGCTTTTTGCCGCGTCGCTTCTCTATACGCCTCATCTGATACCGCCGAGCCGTATCGCACAAGTTCGTTCTGCTCGGCTCCCGTTACGAGTTTAAGCGTCACCGCATCGTATACGTCGATGACGGCTAAGTTGTCCGGGTCATAAGCGACCCTTACCTTTTTACCCTGATAAGCGAGCAGCTTGGGATTGAACTGTCCGTAATACATATTCTTGAATCGCACACCGTTTTTACCGACTGCGATTTCTCCGCTCCACGCCCGCAGCAATAGGTCGATTACCCCTTCGGCCATGACCCGCTGCGAGCGTCTCTGGCCCAGTACCTCCAGCGGCGCCCTTTTGTCCATCCCCGCCCCGCTGTGAGCCGTATTGTTATAGACCTTTACGTACTGACCGACTAATTTTGTAAAGCTTTCGATATCATGCGCCTCGGCGATCGCCTTTTCGCTCGACAATAGGTCTTTTAAGTAATCCGGCTTTCGTTCGGAATCTTTACCGCAGTAGGTCGGCATTGTCTTTGTAAACTGAACATCGAGCGTATCGAAGAACCGCTCGATTAGTTTCGACTGCGGATGGTACGGCAGCGAGAACGATACCGCCACTTCGAGCATCGCGTAAAGTCCGGCCACCATATACTCATCAATATAACCCTTGCGAAGCGCCCTTCTCTTTGCTTTTGTAGTCCCGGTCCACATCTGGCTGTCGTAATCTTTTCCGTTATCGATTTTGACCGCATCGGGCGGTCCGTAACTTTCGATTGCTTTTTTCATAGCACGCAGAATTGTCGTCTGGTTCGGCGTTGTCGATATATGAAATCCTGTTATGGTCCTGCTCCTGTAATCCTCCCAGGCGGTGACCCACGGCCGCCCCCATTTGCCTCGATGTCGGATCCAGCAGTTAAATTGATGATGGTCTCCGACCCACATCGCCCCGGGCTGGACGCTGTCGGGATCGCTCTGTATGTAAGGCGCGTACTTTGCCTGGTAAGCGGCCAGTCCCTCTCGATGCAGCACCTGTACCGGCTGCGGGATTTGCCTGTTAATATATTTATACATAAAGTCGAGTGACGGCACCCGCCAGCCTTTTTTTTGGCTTTTGTTGATATAGCAGACGTTTTGCCAGCAGCTCTTTACCGAAAGTCTCTGCTGCGTCAGGTACATCGCCTTGAATAATTCGAAGGCGTCTTTACTGATCGCATCGGCCCCGGCCACTCCCCCCCTGGTATCGACCAGGCCGATTAATCCCTGGTGCATGTATTTGGACATACATCTCTGCAGCGTTCGCTTCTTGATATTGTGGGTTGCAACGTACAAATCGAGTGCTTTATTTTTACTGATACAGCTACTGCTGCATCTGGCGGCGAATTCCTCGAAGTCTTTTATGATACCCAGCCGTCTCACGGCCTCATCTCTTTTATGTTTCGCTATAGCCGCTAATTCCGCCGGGTCATGGTCCTTTGATTCGGCTACCGCTAAGGCCGGCTCTGCGGTAGTCGGTATCCGCCACTTCCCACCTGCTCTTTCGGCGCCGGCAAGTTTTCCTTCCCGGCAGAGCCGGCGGACGTGCCTAGCTGTCTGCCCGAGCAGCTCCGCCGCCGTTTTAATATCAAGATATTTCATTTTAGTCCGCCTCTGCGTATTTTTTTACCGCCTCGGTAAACTTCCCCAGCGCCTCGGTGATTGCAGTCGCCATACGTGCCGCCGCTGCGAGTATCTCCGATTTTGCTTTGTCGATTTTAATTGCCTTGTCGTAATCGCCCCCCGGCCCTGTTACAATAAACGGCGGCTCCGGCAGTTCGTTAACAACCGTCCAGTTACCGGAAGGCTTCATCACATTTTCGCCGGCGATTTTATAAGGCTGGTATTTGTGGACGTGCCACCTGTCGTTTTTTTGGAATTGGATTACTTCATAGCCCTGGCTGCACTTAAAGCACCAGCCGAAATACGTCCGGATTTTCCTGCCGTACCTGTCTGTTTCATTATCGACTATCGATGGCCACGGCAGGTGGTGGTAGCATTGAGGGCATATCACCCCTGTGATTTTTTCTTTAATTTCTTCTACTGCGTATGAAACCATAATTGTACCCTGATTCACTATTCGCTAAATATGCAGCCGATGGTTTGGAATTTACATCGGGCCTTTCGGCCACCTACCTGTCCCATCTGCTGCTGTTCGCCCGCCCGTCCTTGTGCGGGCGTTATTCACATTTCAAAGTTGGCGGGTTTAACCATCCAACCCGCCGAAGGTAAGGAGATTAATCATGCACGCCGGTGTTATTGCCCACCTGACCCACCGCCGGCTGGGGCTGTGTAAAAAACCAATCTTTCCAATTCCGTTCACTATTGGTCTTGCCCTTGTGTTATTAACTACCAAATACCGGAGCCACCACGCACGTAAGTACCGGCTTGTTATGCTGGAAATATCTCGCCCCGCACTTATCGCACCCGAGGTCGGCTGCATCTTTGGATACCTTCAATTCGCACTCATCGCCGCACGCCTCGCATACGAAGTCGTATTTATTCATCCCGCCTTTTTGCTCGACGCACTCAATCATTTTTTACGTCTCTCCAGTACTCATCCGTTGCCTTTTTTCTCCAGCCTCGCGGCCCACCGTTGAATACCCTCGCTGCAATCTCTTCTTTGTACCTGTCCATCCATAGCGTTATATATAGCCGGGCCACTTCTCTTGCCGGCCCGATTTCGCGAACATCTTCGAGCTTGTATTCTGTCCCGTAATATTTATTGACATCATCGATCGCCCCCTGATGGATCTGCAGCGGCCCTACGGCGGCCCCGCTGTCGCCGTCCGGCGGAGAAATCTGTCCGCCCGACTCGGCAAGCCATATCCTCTCGAGTAGTTCGTCCAGCCAGTCAGGCGGATGGGCGCCCCGGGGGGAGTCGGGGCGCCCCATCAACAACATAGCGGAGGAGGGTTGTTGTATTGCAGTCGCATCTGTCGATGCGTTATTGTCGGTCTGCAGGCCGATTGGCTGCCTCCGGCCTGCAGACTGTGATAAAATAATGGCCAAAAGAATCAGAATTATCTTGACAACTTTTTTCACTGCTCTATACTCATTTCGTTCAGGGAGGACAATTTTCAGTTTTTATCGTATCCGGCACTGCCGGTTTGTTCTCGTCTCCGGCGGGTCCTTACCCCGCCGGAGTAATTAATTATCTCAGCCTACGCTGGCTGAGCTTGTGACGGATTAAATCCTGTTACCTGGCGAACGTGGAAGCGTATGGCGTCCGATTCCGACTGAAACCCATTTCGCTCCCACCATGCCCTGTAAGCGGCCCTCAGATCAGGTGACAGCCTGACACAGACGGCTACGGGCTTGGGTTTGTTGTTGTCGTTTTTATTGCTCATAATTATGTTTTCTTAAATCCCAATTAAAGCTTACTACATAATCGGCACTATGCAACATAAAAATATAAACTTTTATGGTGTGTAACACTAAATATATTATAAATTATTATTATATAAAGACTTGCAAGCCCAAAAAAAAAGCATATTTTTATGGTATTATGAAAAAAAGGAAGCGTACATCTTTCGAGTTGACCGAGATTACGGGGCAAATCCTCAAAGAATTAAAACTTGCACGATGGGATTATACCGAAGTCCTAAATGCAGGCATAGTGGCTTTTAGCCAGCTTAACGACACACAAAAGCAGTTTTTCAAGGATGCAGCTTACGGCTTAAAGTCGGAACATTCTGAGAATGCTCAAAAGATATTTCGGGACTGGATTCTAAGAGTCGTGGAGGATGCTCAAGGGATAACCTCAGATAAGAAACGCTCTCGGCGGGCCAAGCCCTCAAAAACTGGGTAATTTTCCGGATTTCGAACTCTTTTTGAATGTCAAAAATGATGGCTTGTTGTTGTTTTTCCATCGTAACATCCCTGTATTAAGAAGGTTACGCTCCCTCGCTGCGGTTTCTCCCCTAAACTCTCCTCGGGTTCGTTTTTCTCGCAGCCGACAGCTTCTGTTATATTAACAGCCTAAAAATTTTAAATCAAGTGTAAAATTCCCTTGATTTCGGACGTTTATCCTGTAAGATGTTCTCTAACCGGAGTTTAATTGGCTGAATATTTTTTTGGGGATTTTTTATGAAGACCAACAACCCAAAGCATTTACCTTATAGCGTTGCATTTATAATAATAAGCAGTATAGGTATGGTCGTCTCCTTTGTAGGCCTTTTAGGAGCCATTGTTCAGGTTTCCAAAGACGGGATGTTCGTTTTTGCCTTACTGTTCTTGCTCAGCGTCATCGTGCGCGGTTTAGCCTCTATCATAGAAGCTGTTAATGAAAACACTAATGATCTCCGCAAAAGAATGGGGGATTAACATGATACTAACAAAAAGATATAAGGCGTATATTGATAGTCTGAGTTATCGCGAGCTTTTGGCTCACTGGCGTGATATATCTGCTTCTGATCCATGGTTTCAGGGGCAGACAGGCGAATATTGGAAGAAACGGATGTCTGAATTGAAGGCTATTGACCCTGATGGTGCTTTAAGAGATTCTGAAAGTATAGGTTTTCGACAGCAAAAAAAATAAATTTTAGTATTTGCATTCATCTTGCCGAAGCGTATATTAGGTAAAAATTAACGGGTGAGAGTCCTTACCTTTTGCCCGCAGTGGCCTGAAACACATCAGCCCGCTGACTGAGTTTGTGAAACTTGTCAGCGGGCTTTTTATTTAAACCCGCCCCGAATAACGGATTGTCATTTCTACGGAAAGGAATCCGAAATGCAACGTCACAGGTTATTGTTGGAGCTTAAGAAAGATGACTATATTTCTTTCAAAGTCCAGGGTTCTGATAAATCTATCGGTCAAGTCAGGTTAGATGAAAAAAGCCCTCTGGCGTATGCAAATCTTGTATTCGAGTTCGTTCCTAATATTGAAATTATTAGAGGTCGGGCCAAGAATAAGGCCCAAAATTGTAAACAGAAAGGAGTCTGAAATGAACCCCAAACTATTAACCCTCGCTATCATCCTGTGTCTCTGTGCATCTCTGTCTTTTGCCGGCTGTGCTCAAGTTAAGTATGGCGGCGCAGAATATACCCGGCTCGGCGATGTCAAAACAAAAGGAGCTTATGTCGAGAACATCATCGGCCCCGCAAAGGTTACTGTTGACCCGAATACTGGTCTGCATAACTACCTGCTTGATGCAAACGGTATCTATACGCGGTTTTCGTTTGATTCACAGGAAAGCAAAGGCGAGCTCAATATCGATACGCTTGCCGCCACAATCGCAGAGGCCGTAACAGCGGCTCTCGGCGGTACATAACAATCTAAAAAAACGATGTCAAAGCAAATTAAATATCGAATTCTCGGCGGCTACAAGTATCTGCTCGAAGAGGAATATCTGTACCCGACAGGTATCGCCCTCGCCGCTCGCATCGAAACCGATTACCTGGCTTTGGAAGTCGATGGTGTTTTGTTAATCAAAAAGTCCTATGCATGGGACGGTGCTTCCGGTCCCGCTATCGACACGGCGGATTTCATGCGGGGCTCACTCGTCCATGATGCCCTTTACCAGCTCATACGGCTCGGCCTGCTGGCTAAAAAATATCGCAAGAGGGCGGACCAGCTCCTGCGTAAAATCTGCCGCGAGGATGGCATGCCCTTCTGGCGGGCCTTTTACGTTTACAGGGTGGTCCGCAGGTTCGGCGTATTCGTTGTTTAATAAGGAGACAGTGACTATGGATTTTCAGTTGAACATCGCAATGGTCGTTATCGGCGGCTGCGTTTCAATCGTAGGCGCACTTATTGTAGTTAATCTCCGCTCAATCAAGAAGTGCCTGTCGGGCCTCGGCCTCCGAATCGATAAGCAGGATGACAGGATCGAAAAGACCCGCGATGAGGTAACCGCCCTCTCCGGTAGCATGTCCGCCTGCAAAATCGACTGTGACCGCACCTTTGTCAATAGTGAGGTCTTTCTTCGCGAGACCGGTTTTGCCCGCCGGACTTTGGAGAATGTTACTTCGGCCGTCAACAGGGTCGAGGGCAAGCTGACGGTAGTGGAAAAGTTGCCGCAGATTTGCGGTGACATCAGCAGAGAAATAGTTAAGGAAATGAAAAACGGAGCACCGTAATGGACGGAAAAGTTGAGGCAACAAAAATAAAGCAGATGCGTCGGCTGCTGCTTAACAATATGAACCGGCTGTACCCGACCGCTCTGCAGGTCCAGACCCTTTACAATTCGATGTGCGGCTTCGATGAAAACTACGATTTTACCCTCCTCGAAAAGGACATCACTTATCTCAAAGACAAAGGCTACATCGAGTACATCGATGACATGCTCGGCGGGGCGGACTCTTTCCGCAAGAAATGCGTCAAGCTCACCGCTGAGGGTAAAGAAATCGCCGACCGCACCCAGACCGACCCTGCCCTGGAGATATAACTGATGGCAAAGCGAACGCACTCATCGCTCGATAAATTGCCCGCCGAGTTGCGGGAGGCATTGACTTCCATGGTGGTCGACAACGCCTGGCCCGCCGACTTTCCTCGCCGCAAGGCTTTTGGTTTTAAGGCCGATGACAGTGAGCTTATAGGCAAACCGCGTTACGAAGACCTTGTCACTTACTGTGATCACAAAGGCTTCAAGGTTTCCAGGTCGGCGGTAGGGCGGTTCGGTATGCGAATGAGGATGCTTGCCAAGATGAAAAACGCTGGTGTGGTTGTTCGCGAGGTAATGTCCGACCTGAATGAAGATAAGGCATCTGCTACACAAAAAGCCGTTGCTGAAATGATAACTGCCCAGACTATAGAGTTCATCGTTTCCCAGGACGATATGAGCTCTAATGAAATCAAGAACATAGCCAGGGCGATGAAGGACTGCACGCAGATTTCTATTGCTGCTGACCAGTACATCCGCACCCAAATCCAGGAGAAGGTCGAAAAGGCCTGTGAATCCACAAAGGCCAAGCTCACCAGGGCCGGTGTGGACAGTAAAAAAATCCAGGAAATCATAGATGAGCATTTAGGAGTGGTCAAAAAATCGTAACCAAGACAGAAACAAAACCGCCGGCCCAAATCTCGCAGGGTTATTTTCTGCCCTATCAGAACGACTGGATACTCGATGACAACCGCTTTAAGCTCTGGGATAAGTCCCGTCGTATCGGCGCCACTTACGCCGAGAGTTACAGGGCGGTCCGTCGCCGCAACCTGCTCGACCACAAGCGTGACTATTGGTTCTCCAGCGCCGATGAATCGGCGGCGGTTGAGTTTTCTCTTTACTGCCAGCAGTGGTGCAAGCTCATCGAGGCCGTGTCCGAGGCCTTTACCGAGGATCTCGAGGACGAAAAGGGCTACAGGTATAATAATTACGTTGTCGAATTTCCCACCGGCAGCCGCATCAACTGTATGAGCAGTAACCCCCGCCGGTTCCGGTCTAAAGGCGGTGACATCTGTCTTGATGAATTCGACTGGCACGACAAGCCCGGCGAGATGCTCGATGCCTCCTCGCCGAGCACGATGTGGGGATATGATATCAGTATCCTTACCACGCGAAACGGCGAGGGCTCAGAATTCGATAATCTCGTAAAGACTGCCAGGAAAATCCAGGCCGGTCAGCTTGACCCGGACAAAGATTCCGTCCTTCCCTGGAGCTATCATTTTGTCCCGATTACCGTTGCCGTTGAGCAGGGCCTCGCCGAGAAGATTTACCGCCTCGATCGTATAGATGCTGCTGCCAGGGAGAAGTTAATTCGCGAATGCCGCGCCAAGAGCCGCAACGAGGACGCCTTTAACCAGGAGTATATGTGTATCCCCTCGGCGGCCGCCTCGACTCTCATTCCTTATGATTTATATCAAAGCTGCGAATTGGCCGACTGCATCCAGTCCCTCGTCCCCCACACAGAAGAACAGCGTCAGTACTTCCTCGGCGGCGATATCGGCCGCGAAAAACACCTTACCGTATTCTGGCTCTGGGAGCTCGTGGGCGATTGTCTGATTTGCCGCAAAATTATCAAGCTTCACAAAACGCCTTACAGCGTCCAGCTGCAGACGGCAAGCGACCTGCTCGCTAACCGCAATATATTGAAAGGCTGCATCGACGCCACCGGCATCGGTGACATGCTTACTGAAACGCTCCAGGAAAGGTTCGGCAGCTATCGTATCGAGAAAATCAAGTTCACCAACCCTGTAAAGGAGCATCTCGCCTCACAGGTCCTCGGCCGGATGGAGGATAAGCGTCTCCGCGTCCCTGCTGACATGGCTATTCGTGAGAGTTTTCATTCCGTCAAAAAGACGGTAACGGCAGCCGGCAATATTCGTTTCGATGCCGCCAGCACCGAGGCCGGCCACGCAGATGAATTCTGGGGCGCTGCTCTGGGGATCGAGGCCGCCGCTTCCGAGTCAAAACCCGAGGTCATTTTACTTTAAGGTCTGATTATGGCAGAAGCTGTAAAATTAAGTCCCGAAGCCGCTGAGATGTTAAAGGCCGCCATTGATAAGCAGATCGAATCTGCCAAGAAGGGCATCAGTCTGGGCCAGCTTGCCCGTCTATGGGATACCGGCCAGTCTCTTGTCGATGGCTCTTCCAGTAAACCGAAATATCCGTACAAGCAGGTCGAGCTGGTCTTTGCCTGTATCAACAAGCTCATCAGCTCTGTTTCCGGCCTGCCGCCGGTAATCTCTAATATCAAGGAGCAGATTATCGAATCCGGGCCTGCCTATGATTTGTTATTTAAGAGTCCGTCTCTCAGTTGGGAGCGTTTTGTCACCGAGACGATTGGTCATTACGCACTCAGTCGGGACGTCTTCTGGGTCTTTACCGATATGGCCGGTCGTCAGCCCAAGGAGATTACCGTTATAAGCGGCACTCAGATGCACCCCGTCACTCACGACCGCACCGCTGGGGGAATACTTTTGGGTTGGGAGTTTCGCGGCACGGGCGGCCACCGCGCCACTTTCACGCTCGATGAAGTCTGGCAGTGGAAGAATTTCAATCCGTACGATCCTTATCACGGCATAGGCCCTGCCGCCGCTGCCAAACTGTCTATCAACTACAGCTACGCCGCCTCGTTATTTAATACCTCGGCCCTCGATAACGGCGCCGAGCCCGGAATCATATTAACAATGCCCGGCTCGCCTGGTGAAGAACAGATCCGTATGATGCGCAGCCAATTCGACTCCCGTTACGCTGGTGCCGGCAATGCCAAGAAAACAGCCCTTTTGGTCGGTGGAGTAGATGTTAAGACCGTGGCACAAACGATGGTCGATTTGGATGTGGCGACTCTTACAGACAAATCAGATAATAAAATCTGCGCCTGTTTCGAGGTTCCGCCTCCTGTTGTCGGCCTTGTCACTGAGGCCCAGTACTCTCACGGCCCTGCTCAGAAGGATTTTATCTTCAATACGATTATACCGCTGGCTCGTTTGTTCGCCGGTAACATTACCAGTGGTATCCTGTCTCGTTTTTATACCGATTCGGCTCGCGGTGTTGCCTTGAAAGATGCCCGCCTCTATCACGGACTGAAACACCTCTCGCTGGCGAGAAGGTCTTCATTCCGTGATGCATACCACAAGGCCGTCTCGCAGAACCGCTCTGTCTTTATATGGTTCGATACCGGCCAGCACCCTGTGGTCCAGGAATTTCAGCGTGAGACCGCCGAGAAGGTCCTTAATTTCACCAAGTCCGGTGTCGTCCTGAACAACCTTATAGAGGCCCACGATTTACCATACGAATTAAACGAATGGGGCAACCACTGGTGGATCGGTATAGGCCTGGTCCCAGCCGAGTATACGCTTGAGGCTGGTCTGGAGGGTCTGACCGGCCCGTCCCTACCGGAGGGCGAAGAGCCGAAGTCTTTACCCGGACCGGTTACCGAAACAGATCTTGATGTCCAGATCAAGGCCGACCAGCAGCAGGCACTTCGTATCTGGCGCAACTGGGTGACATCATGGGCGGGTATCGAGAAGGAATATTCCGAGGCGATGCGTAAATACTTCCTGCGACAGCAGAGGCTCTTACTGGCTCAATTAAAGAAAGCCCTTGCCAGCGAGACACGAGCCGCTGGTCACGAGTCACGGGCCGCCGGCGATATCATCGCCCGCATCGTTTTCGATTTGAAGCTCGAGAACAACAAAATCAAGGTAATCAACAACACCTTTTTCGGCAAGGCTGCCGAGTTGGGTATCCGCCAGTCACTGTCAGAGGCTGCCGGTCTTACCGGCGAGGCCCTTGACGAGGCTGCCGCTGCGGCCAAGTTGTCACCGAAGGTAAGGGGTAAAATGCTGATTTCGTCGAGTAAAATCACTGGCGTCAATAAAACTACGCAGCAGATGGTTACCGAGCAGTTAAGTTCCGGCCTCGAATCCGGCGAGGGCCTGAGCGATCTTACCGGCCGCATCAAAAAAGTCCTTGGCTCCAACAGGGCAAGGGCCCTTTCAATCGCCCGCACCCAGACGGCGGGCGCTGTCGGCACCGGCCGCCACCAGGGCCTCTCCGCCGCCGGTATTGAGAAGAAGGGCTGGCTTACCAGCGCAGATAGTAACGTCCGTCCCTCCCACACCTCCGCCGGGCTCAAATACGCCGAAGGTATAGCCGTTGATGTCCCATTCGAGGTCGGCGGTGAGTATTTAATGTACCCGGGTGATCCTGCCGGCTCAGCCGGTAATATTATCAACTGCCGCTGCGCCGAGATCGCCATCGCCGCCGCCGGCAAAACTTTCGATCTTGCCCATTACAGCAATCTTAAATTTTATTCTTATAGCGATATGCAAATCGACTTAACCAAAAACAAGGACCATAAAAATGGAAACTAAATATTTTTTTGCAAACGTCAAAAAAATCAACGAAACCGAACGCACCCTCGACGCCGTCGCCTCCACCAGCGCCCTCGACCGTGACAATGACATCATCCTGCCGGAGGCCTTCCGTGAAACCATAGACGCCTTCAAGGCCAACCCTGTTATTTTAGCCACTCATCAGCACCGCTTAAGCACCGGCTCCTCGCCGGTCATCGGTTCTGCAATCCCTGAATCCATCGTAATAGGTGATAAAGAGGTCACTTTTACTATGCGTTTCGCCGGGACTCCGCTCGGCGAGGAATACTGGCAGCTCTACAGGGACGGTCATATGCGGGCCTTTAGTATAGGCTTTATTCCTATCGAGCATGAAGACCAAAAGGATGAGCATCTCGGTTACATTCGTACATATACGAAGATCGAGCTTCTGGAGATCTCCGCCGTCCCCGTCCCCTCCAACCGCCAGGCCCTTGCCCGTGCCAAGGGCTTCTTCGAGACCGAGGATATCAGGGACGGCATCGCCGAAACTGTTAAGGCCGTCACCGAGCAGGTTATCAATGACCAGCTCGACAAATTTACTTTACGTATTGAGGACAGATTAGACCAATTCGAATCTGTTATAGTCGAATCGGACGGATTTGCGAACAGGCTGCTGCGCGGCGGCCGGCTCGAACCATCCGCTCCTGACGACAATCCCATAGCCGCGCTTAGTCAGTTGGAAAGAATCAAGAATATTTTAATTGATGGAGGTCATTCAAATGACACCTGAACAAATCGAAAATAAATTAAACGAAACGGTCAATACCATTGAGCAGGCAGTTGAAGACATACGTACCAATAAGGCCAGCCGCCAGGAAGTCGTCGAACTAATCGATGACCGCACCAAATCCGACAAGGAGATGCTCGAAGCCACCAAGACCGACATTGAAACGCTCAATACCGGCATCGCTGAAATGAAGGAAGCTACCGATGCCCTGCAGACCCAGGTTCGCACGCTCAGTAAGGCCGGCATAACCGCCCGACTCGGCACTAAGAACAACTACAAGGGCTACTTCTCCTCTCCGGCCGAAGCAAAGGCCTTTGCTCTGCTTATTATGGCCGCGACCACGTGCCATTCAAGGGTCTCCGAGCATCACGACAGGGCCAAAAAGGCGCTGGACGATATAGGTCTCGAGCCGCACTGGCTGAATGCCGATGGACGCAAGGCGATGACCGGCTCTTCTCAGACCGGCGGCGGTGCCCTTGTCACCGTCGAGCAGATACCGACTATCATGATGCTGCTGGAGCAATACGGTAAATTCCGCGCTAACGCCCAGGTTATGCCGATGGGGGCCGGCCAGACCCTGACGCCCAAGATTGACGGACTGTTGGCCGTTACCTGCCCGGGCGAGGGCGGCACGATTAACGAGCAAGATCCGGAGATTGATATTGTATCGCTGCTGCCGAAGACTCTCAGTGCCATAACCTGCTACAGTATGGAGCTCGAAGACGACTCTTTAGTCGCCCTGGGTGAAATGCTGGCCGGCCTGTTCGCCCGCAGCTTCGCTTACTATGAGGATTTATGCGGATTCAAAGGCGATGGCACCAGCACCTATTTCGGCTACACAGGTATCGCAGGCGCCCTTCGTGCCGTCGATGCCACCATCGCCAATATCAAGTCTCTCGTGGTCGGGGCCGGTAACGCCTACAGCGAGCTGACCCTTGCCAACTTCGAAGAGGTTGCAGGCACAGCACCTGTTATAGCAGAAGACGAGTTCCTCAAGTGGTACGTCCATAAGTATTTCTTCTGGACGGTTATGGTTAAATTGGCCCTGGCCGCCGGCAGTGGCACTGCAACTGAAATCCTTACCGGCCAGGCTCTGAAGCAAAAGACGTATTTGGGCTACTCTGTCGAGTTTGCCCAGGTAATGCCCAAGGCCGAGGCCAACAGCCAGATCTGCGCACTGCTGGCTAACCTCAAGCAGGGTGCGATACTTGGCACTCGCGGCGGGATTGAGTTTGCCACATCGTCCGAGCGATACTTCGAGAAGGGCGTTATTGGTGTTCGAGGCCGCGACCGCATCGCCATCAACGCCCACGGTGTCGGCGATACGACCGATGCCGGCCCTATCTGCGCCCTGATTACCGCTGCATCGTAGTGCAGTGAATTGGCTGTTCGTTGTTGGTCGATGAACAACGAACAATAAACTAAAAAACGATGAACTTATTCGAAAGGAAAAGCGATGGATTTAAGAGCAATGTTAAAGGCCATGAAGCTCGGCTTAGTGCTCCCGCCGCAATTGAAGGATGACGGTGATTTCGCCGGCAACACTTACTTCGACACCCTGGGGCTTGCAGCTGTTATGTTTGTATTTTTAGTCGGCACTACCGATGTAGCAGCCGGTGACGCCGTTGGCTCGACCGCCGAAGGTACGGCACCTTTAATTGAGGAATGCGACACCACCGGCGGCGCTTATACCGCTGTCACCAGCGCCGCCCTGGCCGATTCCATCCAGCACGATGAAGATGACAGTCTCTTCGGAATCTTCGTCGACTTGGCCAAGACCCATAAACGCTATATGCGGGCACAGGCCCCGCATTCGGCAGCCGGCGCTGTAAACGGTTCGAACCTTGCCATTTTGGCAATCGGCTTTCCGAGCAATGTAATGCCGAGAACTGCAGCCGAGATGGGCCTTACCGAGCTTATTGAAGCTTAAGAGCAGGGCCTTTATAGCGAACGTTAACGCCTGCCCGCCGCTTAGTCGGCGGGCAGGTATTGATAAAAAAAACCTAAAAAAAAAGAAAGGTGTATTATGTGGATAAAGATGAAATCGACTTGCGAAGGCTCGGCCGGCATGTTCATAAAGGGCGATAAGTACGACCTGCCGCCCGGTGTTGTCAAGCTGCTTCCTAAAGGCGAGTACGAAGATATCTGCGCCCCCTGGGACGAACACAAAGATGAAGATGCGGCCCGCCTGTACTCTCTGCAGGGCCAGTTGGAAGGCCTTCGGTCGAAGGCTGAGCGATTGGCAAATGAAATCGAAGCCGACCGGCGGAAGGCCGACAAGCTCGTCGCCGAATCCGCCCAAACACAGGCCATTGCTGATGAGGCTGGAATAACAGCCAAAAAGGCTGTTGACGATGCTCAAAAAGAAAACGCCACTGATGACGACAAACGCGAAGCCCTTCGGATGGCACGCATTGACGAGATAAAAGATGCGCAGGATATGAAGGTTAAGGCCCTGCTGCAGGTCCAGCTCGCAGAAATCCGTCTTAAGGTGCTTGATGCCGGTGACGTCCAAACCGAAATCGAGCAGGTCGAATCTCAAATCGCCGAACTAACAGCCAAGGCCGCCGAGAAAAAGGCCAAGGCTGAAGCGGAGGCTAGGCCCAAGGCCGATGCCGAAGCAAAGGCAAAGGAAGATGTCGAATCAAAGGCCAAAGCCGCCGCCGAGGCCAAAGCAAAGAAAACCGCAGCCGCCCGGGCCGAGCTCGATAAGAAGGCTAAGGCCGGCGAAAAAGAAGCCGCCGACAAGCTGCTCGGCAATATTACCGATGTCGCCGACCCTCAGCCCGAAACTACAGATCAGGAAAAGGCAAAAGATAATGCAGGAAAAAAACAAACGCAAAAGCAATCGGCCGACCGAAAGCCGAAAGGCCCAAAGAGCGCCAAAAGACAAACAGTTTCGCCCTGAAAAGCCGGCCGGTAACTACCGTACAAAGTAGCTTTAACAAGCAGTTAAATCTTTTTTAAGGAGCCGTGATATGGCTAAAAAAAAGAGTGTGCCAAACTCTTATATCACCAACATGGAACACTTGCTCAAGCTGGAAAGGAACCGCCTTGCTGTTATAAAAAATAGTCTCAAGGGTGATAAGCGTGAGCATGATTTACTTACGAAACAAATCAAGCTCCGGGAGAAATACGTAGAGCTCGTTAAGGCCTCTATCGAATTAGGTGTCAAGCCGATTTAAAGGCCTACAAAAAAGACCACAACATATAATCTGTGTAACAGGTATGTAAAAATGGGTGAATTAGTCTCTAAAACATCTTCGGCCGTCGCCGTCGATGAGAACCTGACCACTCTTATTGACTGGGTCAATATCGAGCATGTCTCCGGCTTTACTGTAATTATAGATAACGCCGGCGGCGGTAGTGCCGACGACATTACCGATGTCCAGATAGATACCTCCAATGATGGTGGTACCACGGTAAGTACCGACCAGCACGCCGGCGTGCCCGCCGTCCCTATCGCTTCGGCCAAGGCCTCCGTAGGCACCTTTACCGAAACTGCTAATTTCGTCCGCGTCCGCGCCCTCTGCGCAGCCGGCACCGATACCACCGCCGATGTTGTTCTGCTGGCTGATACGGCTGCCGCCCGGATCTGTACGCTTACCGATGTAAAGGACCGGCTCGGCTTATCTACTACCGACCACGACTCGATGCTCTGTCGATTAATCTTGAACCTGGAAGACATCTTTAATTCCTATTGCTCGAGGACCCTCATCCTGAACTCTGTCGATGTCACCGAGTACTATACCGGCGGCAGCGCCCACCTGAAACTCAAGCGATATCCGGTAGTCTCGATTACCTCTATCAAGGTTGCAGTCGATTACGATTTTACCTCGGCGACCGCTTTAACCGCCGACTCCGATTACCGCCTCATCGACGGCGGCAAAAAAGGTATTTTATACAGGCTTTATTCTAACTGGTACGAGTTCGACGACTCCATCCAGGTAATCTATAAGGGCGGCTATTGCTCCGCCGGCCAGACGCCTGGCAGTGGTGAATTTGCACTGCCGAACGATTTGCGAGAGGCGGCCATCGAGCAGGTATCGTTTTTATTCAAGAGAAGGGACGATATCGGCCTGGCCTCCGTTGGCTTCGAAGGAGGCTCAATCAATAAATTTTCACCGATGGATTTACTGCCTATGGTTCAGAAGGTTTTGGATGATTACGTAAGGCGCAGCCTGCCATGATGATTCAATTACAGATGGGTCCGAATTTTGTGAAGGCAGTCGATGAGCTGTCCTCAATGGGCACCGCCGTAATCGAGGCCTGCTCGGAGGGCCTGGCCGTCGGCGTCAAAACCGCTGCAAGTAATGTAAGTAAAAATTACCTGAGCGGCCAGTCTTTGAAGCGCCGCACCGGCGCCCTCGCCCGCGCGGTCGATGGCTGGCTGGCCGGCCCTCTCGATGGTGTCGTCGGCGTCCGGCCTAATGCCGCAGTTGATAAATATAAATGGCTGCTGACTGACGAGTCCAGGACCATCACTCCGAAGAAGGCCAAGTTCCTTACGATTCCGATTGGCGAGGGTCTGACCGGCGCCGGTGTCGCCCGGTACAAATCGCCGAGGGACGTCCCCGGCGGTTTCTTCGTTAAGACCGGCGGCAAATTACTGTTCGGTTACAAGAAGGGCAAACGCGGCAAGTTCCGTCCGCTCTTTGTCCTCGTCAAAAGTGTATTCGTCCAGGGATCGGGCGCCCTTTACGATGGCGTCACCGATTCGCTCGATGACATCTCCGGCGAGATTGAGGCCCGGATTGACAGAAAAGTAGGATAATTTTATGGCAAACGATAGCGGACTAATGGCGAAGCTCGAACAGTGGATGGCCGATACGCTTGCAGCGTTAACTTCCGGCGGCGAAGCTGTCTTTAAGACCGCCGATGTCTGGAAGCACCAGGTAGCGGTCACCGCCGGCGGTATAGAGGCCTTCGAACGCTACGCCCCCTTTGCCTTCGTCGCTTACCAATCGACCGATACCGCCCGCGAAGGTGATAACGACCTCCGGCAGGTCCTCGAGTTCGCCGTCCTCATCGGCGTTGTAAGTAAGAGCAAAGGTGTAGCGAGAACGGGCAACACCAGGAACCTCGGCACCAGTAAGATTCGCGACCTGGTAATCGCCGCCTTCGACCAGCAGCGGCCTGATGATGTGAGTATCGTGTGCGATGAATTTTATTATACCGGCGGCGCTGAAGTGCTCGATTCACCGAAGCGTCACGCCCTGCAGATGAATTTTGAAGTCAGTCAGTTAACGACTTAACCCCTTTTTAGGAGGCCATAATATGGCTACTGTAAACATGCGATTGGGTCTGCCTCAGGCCATGACAATCAACGGCGTCGACGCCGGCGGCCTGATGACGGCTGTCATCCAGTGCGGCTACGAGAATATTATGCGCTCGGCACCGGATGGTCTCGAGGTCGGCCTCAAAGACAAGGAAGTCCAGTTTGTTCGCGGCACTATCGTCACCCAGGACTGGGTCGAGGCGGTGAACCTCTTAACCGGCGCAGTCGGTACTTATATCTTCTACGAGCGCAAGAGCGGCGTCGCCGCCGCCACCGGCTACGTTAAGCACACGCTCACCAACCCTGTCATTCATCGTGTCGCCATCGGCATAACCAAGGGCGGTTATGCAGTTGTCACTTTTGATTTCGAGTGCCGTGCCGCCGATGAGACTAAGACTATCGCCGATATGTGGGCGCTTCTCGACAGCCAGGCCGCCCCGACTTACGTCTCGGCAGCCAGAGGCGGCTATCGTGTCGAAAGTGCCGCCCACGGCGGCTCTATTGACATCTATCACGTCACGGCCTTTGATTTCACGCTGACGCTTCCCCTTATAAAGGCCTGCAACGACGCCGACGTCGCCTATACCTGTGTCGATGCCCGTCTTGACGGCCTGACGGCCGGCGGCTCTATCAGTTTCCAGTGCGGCGAAATCACCGGTGCTATTCTCACCTGCCAGGAGCTGATCGCCGCCTCGGCGGCGGCGTTGGTCCTGGTTGTTACACAGGGCGGGGGTGCCGCCGACAAAACTATAACAATTGCCGGCTGCGATTTCAGTAATATCGGCAGCTCTTCAAGTGTCGGCGCCCCGTTTACTGAATACAGCGCTGCCTTTGATGTCGCCAATGATACCGGTACCCAGCTGACCCTCTCCGGCGACAATAAGATTATTACCATAGCATAAATCACGTGCAGCGATATACGAGATACGAGATACGAATAAATGGCCAAAGACATTAACATACACGTAAAGGCCAAGGACACCGGCCGTACCAAGCAGCAGCTTGATGATGTCGGCCGGTCTGCAAAAGACGTCGGAACGAAGACTGCCGAAGGTTCCAAGCAGGCCACCGCTGCCACTGACAAAACAACACAGAAGCTTTCCGGTATGGGGAAAATCCTGGGAACCTTAAAAAGCCAGGTAATGGCTTTTATAGGTGCATGGCTTGGTCTTCAAGCTGTAATAAAGGTAGTCACCTATCTTATCCAAAAGCTCGAGCGTATCCAGCAGCTTCAAAGAGAAATCTACGAGAAGTCGCTCAGCTTCGCCGAAATCGGCCAGGCCCTCGAGTTTCAGACCGGCACCAAAGGCCGTCAGCAGCACTGGGCTACCCAGGCAGCCGGCCTGCAGGCCGCAGGAGGCCTTGCCTCTCCTGCAGTCGCCCAGCAGATGCTTATTTCAATGGACATTGCCTTTGCGGCCCAGGGCGGCATCAAGAGTCCTCAGGTGATGGGTGTCGCCGGCCAGCTCGCTCCTTTTGTCGGCGCCGCCGGTCTCGGCCCTTCTGAGGTCAGTCAATTATTTAAATTTGCAGGCACAGCCGGCATCGCCCCAACAACCGCCGCATATAAACAGTATTTTGCACAATTACAGGCAGCCTATACTGCCAGTCAATCTACAGATTTCGGCCAGTTTCTCTCGGGTGCTCAAAAAGGCGTTACTGAATATATAACGCAGGGGGGAACTCTGGGTGAAGGCTTAAGCGCCTACGGCGGCGCCGTCGCTGTTACGGCCAGTGAGAACTTAGCTGCTACACTCGTTGAGCAGACTGCACGTTTGTCCAGTGGTGCCTATGCGAGACCTCGTCAGGCGATTGAGAGGGGTCTTGGTGTAAGATGGGAAGCCCTCTCGATGAATGAAAGGATGGATGCCCTCTTGAAATACGTCGGTGGCATCCCCCAATCCCGCCGGTCTCAGGTCCTCGCCGAACAGGGCTTTCCAGTGGAGCTTACAACCGGAATCGGCAAGATGATTACGCCAGGAGCTATGCAGACAATGGCCGCCACGCGAGAAGCTGTCGCAGGTGCTTCTGCCGCCGATGTAGATGCACAGACACAAGCCTATTTAGAATCAACGTTAGGAAAAGCAAAAGCTGGTGAGGCCGGTAGGGCGGCTAAAACTATCGAGGCCGGCCCCGAATTCGCATCCTGGCAGGAGAGATTAAAAACCGCCAGAGCTGAACATGAGATTCTTGTCGGTAAAGGCGAAGACCGCTGGATACGTGATAAGGTTGAGCCTTATGTCATGGCTGTCGAAGACCTGCAAAAAGAAATCACTGCCTTCGAACCCCGCACGGAAGAGGAGCGTCTTAGAAAAGAAGAACTGCTTTTTATAATTAAATCATCAATGATGATGCCGACAGGTCTGCTAACACAATTTTTGGGTACAGCAGGACAGGTTGGCGGTTTAGGTTATAAATGGACAGGAGAATTTGAAGCCCTTCAGCAGCCCGTAATTATAAATGACAGTTCCGTTAAGTATTATCCGCGAGTTGGCACCGATGACACAGGCAGGGGCCCGCGTGCTATTCCCCCGGGCGTTGTACCGTAATTGAAAGTTGAGAGTTGAAAGTTGAAAGTTGAAATCGATTCACGATTCACAAGATACGAGATGCGAGATACGAATAAATGGCTGATTTAGCAACTATTTTCGGAAGTGCTATTAAGGTCGGCGTCCAGCCCCGCCAGTCGGAGCGCCAGTACGCCGGCTTCCCCGGCGCCCACGGTGTTACCTCCATGGCAATGGGCACTCGCGGCCGCCAGCTCATAATATCCGGCACTTTTTACCAGGCTGGCGGCAGTTACGCCGCAGCCCGCGCCGCCCTTCAGACCGCTATCGATGTTATTGAGACTTATTTGTGGGCGGCATCCGCCGACTACACTTATGGCAACGAGACTTATTACAACGTCGTCTTTGATAAGCTCTCTCTCGTTCCTGACGCCCAGGGTAAATTCTTTCACTGGAACGCCGGCGGCTACGTCACCGCTAATTTTGTCTGTTACGGACGTGTTTTGATATGACGGTAAAGAACGATCACAAAAAGTTGAACCGATTCGCCCAGCGATTGGTTGTTGAATACAAAAAGGCCTCGGGCTCACCGCCCGATTTCGCCCTGTCCTGGCAGCCTTTGTGGTCGGCCAAGGTCGACCGCATAACAATCAACAGGGCCGGCAGCTCTTCGGTGGCCGTTATCTGGTTCCCTAACCTTCGATGGGACGAGGGCATCTCTCTTGCCTGGGGCGATATGGTCCGCATCCGCACCGACCACCGCTTGGAACACAAAAGGACCGTTCTTTTCAAGGGTTTTGTCACCAACTATATGAGCGGCTATTGCGGCGGCTCCGATAAGGCCAACACCTCTTACGAGCGCAACGCCGTCGCCTGCTCCGATTTCCGCTGGCTGCTGCGGGTAACCTCTCCGGTATTCGGCCAGATCGCTCGCGGCCCCGATGACTATACCGGTTACGGTACGCCGAGCCAGACCGCTATCAGCGGCTCCTACACGTATCTGTCCGGCCGGCGTGTAATATTCAACCCCGGCGGACTTGGCAACTGCGACCGGACCGAGCTTGCTTTTACCAACCCCCTCGATTTAAGCACCTGTAATATTCCAATATTCTGCAACACCGGCGACGGCGATTTATGGACCGCCCGCAAGATGCTCCGTTACGTCTTGAGCCCGATTTACAACCTCGCTTATAGATATTTTCCTATCCCCGACCCGAATGACCTGGCCGGTCTCGCTCACGCAGATTTCGACAAGGTCTTATTCAACACTGTCGCCGACGGCCTTAACGTCATCGAGGCCGTATCTTCTATTTGTCGTCATGTTGGCTGGGACTTCCGCGAGGATTATTCCAACGATGATACGGTCTCTCTTGTTTTCTTTAAGCCCGGTTCGGCCTCCAGCTACAGCCGTTCATCCTCCAGTCAGACCATTCTGCACCACCTCTATTGCCCTCCGGCAGGCGAGAGCATCGCCGCCGCCGTCGCCGCCGGCAGAAAGATATTATGGCACATGGATCTCGCCGAGGACATCGCCGCCGTTATCAATAAGCCCTGGGGCTTCGGCGCCCCGCACCGTTTCGAGTTCACCGCCGAATTGGTCCCCGCCTGGCTCGATTCCCGCCTTGAGCCTGACACGTCAGAAGACAATAGCCGCCTCTTCCTTACCGAGGCCGCTCTGCAGTCTATTACCGATCCGAACTCTTACAGTTATTATAAATACTATCATCCGAGAGGTTCGGCCTTCCTTCGTGATGTCGGCCGCAAATGGGCCTTGAACGAGGCCGGCTCTTACACTGATGCCGATACTTACGACAGGGGCGTTCCCTTTGACTTTGCCGATGTAATTGACGATGAATACATCAAAGATGCCGACTCCGGCAAGAGGCGTTACGCCCCCTTTAACAGGCAGTTATTACCCTGTCTAACGCTCGATAAAGATAGTGTAAATTCCGTAGGTATCAAGGTCGAGTTCAGTTTTGACGGCGGCAAGAACTGGCAGGTAATCACCGCCTCTATCAGCTCTCTCCGTTCCGAGGCCGGTATCTATATCAATGAGGCCAATTTGGCTGAGATGGTCGACCAGGCCGAGGGCAAAATCGAAGGTGGCGCTCTGGATGGTGTCCAGCTCAATTTATGGAGCTCGTTATGTGATGACAAGTTAAGCAATCGAAGTTTCAAAGATGGCAACTGGAAGACCCGCGTCCGTGTCACCGCCTCCGTCCAGCTCGACAGCCGGCTCGGCTTAAAGGCATCGCCCGCCTCTCCCACAGTGGGCTCACCCTTCCATCATTCGCAGTTGTATGATTTCTCCGAGAAATACGGCATCGAGAAGCGCACCACTTCGAGCTCATTTTCCACCAGCTCACTACCCGCCGCTGAGAAGGGCACCGATGAGTGGTTCGATAAGCACTTGGAGGCCATAAGGGATGCCAACCAGGATATGAGTATCAGCGGCGCCTTTACCCTGGAGCGATTGTGGCTGGGCGAGGGCGGAGGCTCGCCCGCCTTCTGTCTGGGCGATGGCATCGAGAAGATTGCCGGCAGGGAGTACCCGTTAAGTATCCAGCTCTCCGGCAGCACTGTCATCTGCCCGGAGATCTGCCAGATAATATACCTGCCCGATAAGCAGAAGATGAAATTAATCACTCGCGATTTACGTTTCGCAGAGGATGTTCTGATATGAGTGCTATTGTAACCATAAGTTTCGTTGTCGGTGTCGGCTATCTGCCCGGCGATTACGCTGTGCTGTTCGGCAATGATGGCAGTGGCGACGTCGACTACAATACCCCGCTGTCGGGCGAGCTTCCTCTGTACCCTAACGGTGCCGGCATTTACGGATTCGGCCGGGCACCCTGGGGCCGCTTTTACTGGGGACGGGCCTTTAGTATGAAGGCCCCCGGCTTCGGCCACCTGCCTTTCGGCCGGTTCCCCTGGGGCTGTGGCTCGGCCGTTGTGCAGGCAACGCACGAGGTATTCGATTGCGGCGATTATAAGTTTGCCTTCGGCTGTTACGACCAGCTTGGCAACGCCCATTCGGGCTCGCCCGAGGAGATCTGTGCCGAGATCCACATCGCCCCGGACTCACCCGAAGGCCTGACTCGAGTCAGTTACAACAAAACTACTGATGTTTTGATATTAGCAGCAGCATGACCTTACAGCCCTGACAGTACGCTCTTTGACAAGTTAATAGTTTACTTGGCTTTAGGAAAGTGCAGCCGTGCACCTAATGCGTTGAGTATGAGCTGTAGATTGGCGGCGGTCATCTCGCTGCGGCCTGACAAATAATTGTCAATCGCCGCAGTTGTTATTTGGTAATTGAGTTCTTTAGCTAGAGCGTAGCCGCTGTTGATTTCGAGTTGTTTCATCCTTTTTTTGAGCTGTTGGCGAAAGTCAATCATTGCCGGCCTCCATATAAGCATCGTAATCGGCTAAAAACTCCTCTACTTCGCTTAGTAACTGCGTCAGGTCCTCCGGCGGCTCATCTATCCAAACAAAGTTGCACAGCGTCTCTCCCCTGCGTGTCTCATATTCGAACGGCGGATTAAGTGCCTCATCGGCTTCAACGAGCTCGGCAATAAATCTGGGCTGGCGGGTATGTACTATATAACTGTGCAGTCCGCCTACATCATCCGCCCAGAGCCATTCCGATGGCGGTGGAATCTTGGTGTCAATTTTCCAGCCGGCCTCGACCGGCAGCAGGCCGGGGATTCGCATAACGAGCGCCTCGTCTCTGCCTTCGGGCAGTTGAAGCGATTCGGCGATTTGCCGCCATTTATCCGGCTGCTTAAAATCGGTTTTTTGAATTTTTACAATCAACATTTTTGCACCCTTTCTTTAAAATGGCTGAAACTCTCATATGGTTCAAGCTCTCTGCCTTCGAATTCTTTCAATGATTCAAAGTCTTGTTGAGTAATTGCGATTTTTTTGGGGTAATAATCATCTGTTTTACAGTCGAGCGCTTCGAATTTAGCTACCGGCTGCCACCGCTTGCGGCCATCTCTGCCGATTTGCCGCTCAAATCCGGCAGAGAAAAAATAACGGGTTACAATCGGCTCTGCCCGCTCAGCCAGTACCTTATGGGCAAGCTCAGTTAAATTGGTGTCGGGATAAAAAAAGTAAGTTCTTCCCATAGTCGAGCCGCTGCCGCCTTTGTAAAACCCGCCGTGATGCCATTCGTCGGCAAAAGGTTTCAATTCTGCGGCAGTGATTTTTTCACCGCTCATTTTTCGCAGCTTTTTCGCCACTTCGCCTGCCGTAAGCAGCCCGTTGGCCGATGCCTCAGCGTGCCTTTCGCTAACATATTTGCCTATTTGTTCTATTGCAAGTGCCATTTTAACTACTCCTTTCAATTTCTCTTTTAACTTTTAACTTCTATTATAATTATACAATTATAATTACACAAGTCAAGTAAATTATTTCAAAATAAGCGAAAACTTTTCAAAATCGCTGTTTTTACCTTAAAAACAAGTTTTCTATGCTAAAAATTTTTCGTTAAAAATTACGCGGGTTATATTCCGGACAATAACTTCTACAATGAGTGCAATTATTACAATCGGCTTTTACGTATCAGCCGGCTACTTACCGGGCGATTATGCCGTTTTGTTCGGTAACGCCGGCTCCGGCGGAATGGCATTGGGCCTGCAACAAGCCGGACTCGATGTAGTGGCAGCTGTTGAAATCAACAAATCCTGCGTTGAGACATTGAAAGCGAATAAGGCAAAAGCGTTTCCGAAAATGGAAATAATCCAAGAGGATATCACAACATTGTCCAGCGACTACCTTTTGAAAAAGGTCGGCCTGGCTAAAGGCCAGCTTGATGTATTGAGCGGCGGTCCGCCCTGCCAGGGATTCACTTTCGCCAGTTCGAGGCGCTCAATAAAAGACCCTCGCTCAGGCATGGGGCCTGCGTGCGATGTAATACACCGATTCGGTCGCTTGAGGAGTCGTCAGAACACTGGGAAACTGAACTTAAAAAATCAGAGAACAAATTTGGGTATAAAAATGAAAATGCCGTTTTTGCCGGTGCATATAATAAGAAGCCGCCGGCTCAAAAAGATTAAAGATGAGGCATTCGCCGAAGGCAAGATTAGTAATAAGAAGCTTATCTGCGACCTGCTCGATACGAATAATCAGCTCACCGGCGATGTAAAGATGCTCTCCGGCGGCAAGACCCCTCATCTAAAACGCAGAAAAACCCGCAGAAAAACTCGCCTTAAAGCGAGCTGAAATACCCGCCGTTTTTCGGCGGCTTTTGAGGGCCTGCCGGGGCGAATACCAACCCGCCCCGTTGTTGCAGGCTGGACATTTTATTGTCGCAACCCCGTATGGGGCGTAGCTGGTCTTTGAAAATTTCATCGAAAACCGGCCGAGAATTTTACGGCCAAAAATAAATTACTCCCAAAACGATGTCCGTTCGGATGTCCGAATGTCCGGTTATGATGTCCGCTCCGCCGGCTTATTTTGAATATTCGATTTCCGCCTGGGGCTGGTTTGGTGCTGTTTTGAACGGGTATTAAACATCTTCTAAGTTCTGTTTAATTTGTGCCACCTTGGGCCAACGTCGGCGGCCTGGTGGCCTGTTTGTGCCACTTACGAAGGCTCTACTTGAAATCACCCACTCCCGTAATAATCCGCTCTATCTGCTTAAAAACCGCCTAATCCCGCACAATCCCGTCTAATCCCGCCCATGTCCGCCTTATGCCACTTCCCCTTAGTTTTTACATCGAGCCAAGACAACGACGCAGTGTCTTCGGAAGACCAAGCTTATTGATAGTAAACATCTCATCAATGCCTTCAAGAAGACTGCTCGAGGCAGACGGATACTCCTGGCCGAGCCATTTGGCCAGTTGATTCAACTTCTTTTTAC